TCGATGCACGCCACCCGGTAAAAACCGAAACGGCGATGACTATCACTGAACGTCATCCAGTAAATGCGCAAGTCGAGATGATTACATCCTCGACTAAGATAAAGCATATGGAAGTGCGCGCTGGGACTGTGCTGCATGAGATTTGTGAGGACGCTGGTTACCTAGTCGATTCTTATTTAATCTATGACTATCTCGTTCAAACTATTTGCGCACGAGTCAGAACACAGGTTGATCGTCATACGACAATTCTCCACCCTGTGAACTTCCAAGTTGAGCGGCATATCAATGACCATCTGCATAGAGTTAAGACACAAGTCTCGCAGAGGATCGACGCCATCCATGCAGTCGGAACACAGATCGACCGTGTCAAAGCCGTTGCAAAACATACGCAAGTCCTCAGGTCTTTGTATAATACTTATAATCTTCGCATCCTCATGGACTTTCCAAGTCGTGGATCAAGCGGCCTAAACTGGGTTGCAAATTCAACCGAGCCTGGAGACTTTGACGTCAATAACCTCAACACTGATATTGTAGAACAGGTGTGGAGGTCTGCAACCGGAGTTAAGACAGGACTTACGCTTACCTCTGACACAGAAGTGCCGCAAGGTATCTTCATGGACACGCTGGCTATCCTAAACCATAACCTTACGACGTCTGCGACAGTGCTTTTGCAAGGAGACAATGACCCAGGATTTAGCTCTCCTGGGTTTAGTGAAAACCTAACACTAATTGATGAGCCAAACATCTACTACATCGCGCCATTTTTGCCGGTGCAATCGTTTAGATACTGGCGCTTTATCATCAACGATAACACTAACCCGGAAGACTTTATTCAGATCGGAACGATCGTCTTTGGTAGCTCGATTATCTTCCAAGGAGAATGTTTTGTTGACCAAGTAGTACGCGGTACCAAGCACTTTGCAGATAAGATCGTAACGGAAGGCTTTACTAACGTCACAAATGACCGGGCTATTAAGTTCTCAACTTCTTTGGATTTTAAGTTCCTTAATTTCCAAAAGGGTAACTACCGCAACATCCGCAATGTCTTTAGAACGGCCCGGACAAGTCTAAAATGTCTGTGGATACCGACGCCGCAATTTCCAGAGCGGTTTGCTGTGTTTGGAAAGCTTGTGCAAATACCACCGGAAACTCACAACGTTAAAGGCGCTGACATCGACTACGTGAGCTTTGGCCTTGAGGTGGATGAGAGCTTATGACGGAAGAAGAGCGGCGTAAAAAAAGAAATGAAGAGCTTATTGACCGGATGCGCGCCGGCGAGAGCCTTCATCTTTATAAGGCCTCAGATACCTTCTTTCCACCACGTCCATTAATAAAGAAAGACAAAAAGCTCATCAAAATTCTTTTTGAAGAAAACCACGAGGAAGAAAAATGAGCGGCAAAGACAGAAGGCGCTACCTGACTGAGACTGTGATGAGCCAAGAATTTCTTGATTGGTCACAAGACAATCTTGAAAATAGACTTGAATTTATTGCAGACATCGAAACGCCGACTGGTTTCATCCATGCGTCCGACAGTAACAAATACGTAGGGGGGACATTCTATGAAGCGCTTTTGGTCTTTCCTGTGGTCAATCGTACGGTCGGTGATTGGTTGCAGCCAGAGCTTACCTTCTCCACCCTTACCCTCGAGCTGTCAAACGTCGACGGACGCTATAACGACATCCTTCCGGGAGGGGCCAACTATGGAAGTTGGGTTGGCAAAAGAATCATCATCCAACTTGGCCTTGGCGAAATCGCTTCGACCTACCAAACGGTCTACGACGGCATCATCACGGAAGTCGCAGGTGTCCAAAGGTCAGTCAAGTCCATCTCGCTCGTCTCGCGCGACCGGTACGACCAGCTCTCGGTCAAGTTCCCAACGGAAACCATCGGGCCAGCGGAATTTCCGAAAATCCAAGACGACATCTCAGGAAAACTAAAGCCAGTTATCTATGGAGACTTCACTGTTGCCTCTGCCCCAGAGCCTGCCATTGTGCCTGGCTACGTTGTCAACGGCCGCGACCCGTTTGTGACATTCAAAGAAGTGGATGTTGACATCGACATTCCAACAAATGTCTTTACGTCGATAAACCATTGTCTTGAAATCAATGAAGCTATCCAATTTATGACAACTGGTACCCTGCCAACGGGCATATCAACAGGTGTCACCTATTATGTCATCAACACAGGCACTGACACATTTCAAGTCTCAGGAAGCCTTGGCGGCGGCACAGTAGTGCTTAGTGGCACACAGACTGGATCTGCCACCTTCATAGCAGACCCAGGAGCTACAAGAAGAAATATAAAGTGTCTTATTTCAGGAAATAATCTGTCGTTTTTTGACAATACCCAAGTCTGGATGAAACGAAGTGAACTTTACTACCGTGCGCCTGCTAGTGAGATTGTAAATATTGGCGTCGGCAACAAGACATTTGAAATTAAGCAAAACACTGGGACTTTATGGGTCGAGTCAGCAGCTTATCAATATGACACCGGCGACACGTTCTTTGTCCACGTCAAAGGTAAAAGCCTTGCAGGGTTTGATAACAACATCATCTCGCAGGCCAAAGACATCCTAGAAACTTACGGAGGCCTTATTGGCCCTGACTTTGACAGTAACTGGGAAGACTTTCGAGACAAGAACTTTCCTGCAGAATCAAACATAGCAGGCTTTTTAAGCCGCGTGTGGATCAATGAAGAACAGCCCGTTATCACTTACGCTCTTTCGATGCTTGAGCAGGTTCGGCTAGAAGCCTTTATTGATAGAAACCAGATGCTTAAAATCAGCAGCCTGCACTTTGATAACTTCATAGCCGACCCTGACTTTACAATTAAGAATTGGGACGTCGTTAAAGACTCGTTTAAGCCGCAACTTGACGAGCAAAACAATTTTAACCGCGCCCAAGGGACTTACGACTATCACCCGGACCGGAATGAAAACGCCAAAAACACGGCTATCTTTAGAAACCAAGACTCAATTGATCAGGTCGGAAAAGCGATTTCAAAGCGAATTGTTTTCCCAAACCTCTATCAACAACAAGACGTTGAGTATAACCTTATCGAAATCCTTAAAATGGCGTCGGCCATGTTTGAGACCATCCACCTTGTCGCTACTTGGCGTGCGTTGTTGCAAGATATTGGTGGTTTTGTAAAAATAGACGTCAAAATCGGTAGCACGATCTTTGAAGGCGTCCCGGCGCTGATTAGGGAAATTGGGGCAGACCCTAACGGGCAGACCACACCGATGAAAGTATGGTCTTTTGCGCTATGCCCTTTCCCTGGGTACAATCCAGGGTATACTGGAACAGTGGGTGGATATACTGCGACGATCGTCCAGGAATAATATCCGCCCGCACATTTAAAGTTACCACCACTCAAACAAGGAATGTTTGGGATGGACAATTTACCAAGGAGGGTAAGGCGATGACCGTTCTTCTTACAGTCAGCGAAACAGTTACAGGTTCAGAAGTCAGCGACAGTCTTGCCGGAGGCTCTACAGGCCTTGACCTTGGCCAGGTTGTAAACGGTCAATACACGCCCATCACCTCGCAGGTTGCTAACACCGGTAAGCAAGACCTTTACATCAGTCACGATGCAACGATCGACCCTATTACCAACGTCAAATTCTACGTCGCCCAGTACTCTGGCACCTACGGCGGAGCCAACACGGCTGCTGCCGACATAACCACACTTCTTGCTCTTGGGGCTGCCAACAGCGGCGCTGACAAAAACAATGTCGATGGTCTCTCGCGCGGCCTACATATCGATATGGACTGGCAGGTATCGACTGCTAACCAGTTTGATCCAACCAGGGAAGCTACCGGTCAAAAGAGAATCTTTGGAAAAGATGCAGGCGGTGGCATCGATGGTTCAAGTCTTGCCAATGCTTTCACAATGCATGCAGACGCTGCTTCTTATTGGAACGGCTCTTCCGAGGTTGATGCTAGTGCGCCGGTTACCGGCAAGATCGGTAAATCGTCTGACTCTGTTCTTGGAAACCGTGGCCACATCCTGGCTCGCTTCTACTTAAACTCTGGCGCAGTCGATGGCGGCATCCTGCAGTGGGACACCGTTGTTGCCTATTCTTTCACCGCTTAAGGGACATTGATGCTAAGACCTTCGGAAGCAAATTATCTTTTACGCTGGCGCTTTGATTTTTCCGGCAAGCCGACTGTCTACGGTAGATGGTCAGCTCCTGCCACGAGAGATGAAGAGAAAGCTGCGTTTGTTAATACCGAAGGTCTTGTTCGCGCCGCAGTCGAAGCCAAAAATCCCATCACATATGAAACCTTAATCCTGGCTGAATGTGACGGCCATGATTACGTGATGTTCAAATGGAATGCTTGCCTTGTTGGCGGGATTAATCTCGCCAAGGGCGGGCGTCACGTCCTTACAGGCCTAAAGCTTGTCACAACAGAACTTGAAATGGACGTCTATCCATCGGGCGAGGTCGCCATATCAAAACGCACAGCTGAAGATAAAAAATTTCATTACGCCGGTTTCGGGCGGTAGAGGAGCCATATGAGTACAATCGTAGGTCGCGAACAACTTGACCATCCAAGCTTAGGTGCAGCCGGCGGCTCGGCACTTCATGCTGCGATTGAAACGATTTATACAGTCATTGGCGACGACAATCCGGGGCGTTTTAAGGCGTATTCGTCTATTGCCAACTCGATCACTACGACTGTCACCCATAATTTTGGCGTACAGTTTGCAGATCTTCGGGTGCTTTTATACACAGGCACCCATCCAACTCTTACACGCGTAGCAAGTCCATCGGCAGCCGGTTGGACTATCGCAGCCACTGGCGGAACATCAAAGACACAGATTGACGTGACTACGCCAAGTTCTGGCGGGCCGCACACGTTTGCTCTCCAAATACTTCATGGCTCTGAAAAACTTGGGGACCTAACGGACGTTGACCTTACAACAACGCCTCCGACAACTGGTCAAACAATTGTTTTCAATTCGGGCACTTCCAAATGGGTGCCT